GCGATCGGACGGGTGCTGACCCCGTCAACGTCGAACAGGCTGTTGTACACCGAGTCCATGGTCAGCGGAGGCAGCCCGTAGGAGGCGAACAGGCCCGAGATCTCGTCCAGGGTCACATGGGTGACACCGGTCTGGGCGCCCTTGATCGCGTTGATCAGCTTGGTGTTGGTCTGCAACTGCCGCACCGTGGTCAGCGACGCCAGGAACTGGCCGGGGCCCGAACCGTTGAGCGCGACGTACACGTCGTACCAGGCGATCAGGTCCGCCAGCGGGTCACTGTTGGCGGTGTCGGACCACAAGGTGCCCGCGGTGACGATCTGGTTGGCGGGGATCCCGTAGTCGACCTGCTGCTGCACGCCGTTCTCGTTGATGGTGAGCACGCCATCAGAGAGGACGTCACCCCATGCGAGCTCGATGCGGTTCTGCACGTACCGGGTGAGGTTGGTCAGGTCGTTGTAGATTGCCTCGACCAGGATGTTCTGGATGGTGCCGCCGTAGCGGGCCATCTCGATCTGGCGGCGCTCGTACTCGCCCACGCCCAGCTGTCCGCCGAGGGGGGCCAGCTTGATGCGGCCGTCCTTGCCGCTGTCACGCGGCGCCACCCAGAACGAACCATCCCAGTTGCGATACTTCGCGGCCCGGTTGGTTTGGGTGATGGTGGCGAAGTCCACCTCGTCGGTCGCGTACTGGCGGCGAGGGAACATGCCGGTGAGCTTGTTGTTCGACGGCAGCGGAACCTGCTGCGTGAACACGATGGTGTCTTCCAGAGGCAGGGGGCCGTCAAGGAAAAGTGCCATGGCTTTCTACTCCTCTCAGGCTTCGAATCGGATGTTGGGCAGGTCGGCTTTGCCGTTGGCGTCGATCGAGCCGGTGCCCGACTGGAACGGCAGCTTCGACACCGACACCACGGCGTCGTAGACGACAGCGCCGGTGCCGACCTTGGAAGCGGTAGTGCCGTTCTGGCGGATCGCGCGGACGTCGCCGTAGGTGAACCCGTAGCAGGTCTGGCGGCCGTCGGAAGCGCCGTCGTCGTACGGGCCGAACAGGCCGGTTGCGGAGACCAGGCCGATCGCGGTACCCGACGGGATGTAGCCGTTGACGTAGTGGGCGTTCGCGCCACCGGTGCCGGTCGACACAGCCGCCGCCGGCGAGGAGCCGCCGGTCAGGCCCGCACCGGACGCGGTCATCTGCGCGACGTTGGTGTGCGCCAGCGAACCCTGGAACGTCACCGAGTAGGGGCCGCCCGCCGAGCCGGTGACCGCGACATTGCCGCTGCCGATGCTCGACAGAGCGGTCAGCGCCGACTGCACCGCGGAAGCCGCAGCGTTGTAGGCGATCCCCGCAGTGGTCTGCCCGCCATAGGTGAGGGTGAACGTGCCACCGGTCGGGGAACCGGTGATGGTGACGGTCTGGACCTCGCTGGTGCCCGCTGCGGAGAACAGGCTGATGTCCAGGGTGACGTTGGGCTTGTAGTCAGGCTCGGCGAGGAGCCACTGACGGTTACCGACCTGATAGGTCGTGGTCTGCAACGAAATGTCGAGAGACATGTTCGTCCTCCTTACTTGGTTTGAGTGCCGAATCGGCGGGCAGCCTCCGCGCGGCCGCTCTCGCCGGGGCGGCCTGGGGGCGGGGGCGGCGCGAACTGGCCGGCGTTCTGCCAGCGCTGTTGCGGAAGCAGATTTTCTTTCGGCGGCGGGTACAGAGCGGTCAGCCGCCCGATTACCTTGTCCTTATCGACCTCACCGTCAGTCAGCAGCGCAGACGAGATGCCATGCTCACCGAGCGCGATCTCCATGAAGGCTTCGAGCTGGCCTTCTTCTGTCAGGAAGGTTGCCGCAATGCTCTGCACCTGCGCTCCCTGCAGTTTCGGAAGGAGCTCCGCCCGGGCAGCCGTGGCAGCCTCTTCCCGAGCCTGCTTGAGAGCCTTCTCGTCAGCGGAGAGTTTCTCGGTCTCCAGCGTCTCGAGCTTGGCCTTCATCTCGGAAACTTGCTGCGGTGTCAGGCCGTCGAACGCCTTGACGGTGTTCTCGTGCTGACGTGCGTAGTGCTTCCAGTAGGCGGCCTGCTGCTCGGCGGTCATCGCCGCGATCGGTGTGCCCTCGGGGAATCCGGTTTCCGGAGTCGAGGGGGTTGCCGGTGCGGGTGCCGGAGTAGCCGGGGTCTGCTGAGGTTCGTTCTCAGGCAATGGTTCTCCCATGTCGGAAGGGTGGAAACCCGTGTCGGGTCAGCCCGCAAATCCATTGCGGGAAGCTGTGGTCACGCCGCTTTCGCGAGCGCTTCGAACTTGGCGATCTGGCCGAGGTGGTACTGGATCGGCGCCGAATCCTCAGCCAACCCCTTGTCCCTGAGCCGTTTCAGCGAAGCTCGCAAAGCAGGGAGGTGCCGCGCGGCGACCTCTTCTGCGCTCTCGGTCGGCTTTACCTGGGCAGGCAACCTCCGCGGCCGGTCCGATGCCGCTGCGGGCTTCTCGGTGCTGTAGTACGGCACCTTCTCACCCTCGACGCGGGTCAGTACCGGCCCCAGTTCGCCGTGGTGGACAACGTTGTAGCGGGTGCGCTTGAGCGCTCCGTTGTCGGTGCTCTGGCCGGCATCGTCGTACAACCGGTCCAGGTCGGCCGAGTTCAGCCGATGGCCAGGATCGTTGCTCTTGGTGACCGGCGAGACCGAGCACTTGCAGCGAGCGTGGATGGGCTTGAGTTCCTTCACCCCGTACAACCGGTCCAGGTCGGCCGAGTTCAGCCGATGGCCAGGATCGTTGCTCTTGGTGACCGGCGAGACCGAGCACTTGCAGCGAGCGTGGATGGGCTTGAGTTCCTTCACCCCGTACACCCGGTCAGACGCCGCGACGCACAGACCGCACACGCCGCCCTTCGACAGCTCCGGATGAATGACGCGGCGCCAGCCGATCACTCGCTCGTTGATCGCGTGGACCTTCGCCAGCGTTTGCTGCTCACCCAGCCGTTGCGCCAGTGTCACATTGCCGTCGACGATGGACTCGATACGGTCCTCGGCAGCCTTGTTCGCTGTCGCGTGATCAGCGCCCTGGGACCGTTTGTAGTTGTAGGTGACGACGACACGGTTGAACACCCGTTCCGGGGCCGCATCAGCTTTCGTCACCTGACGCTTCTCTTCCCCGTCCGGCGTCTTGTATTCGACGGTCACCTTCGGCTTCGGCTTCACCGCGACCTCGGTGCCGAGCTGGATGTGGGCGCCGCGCACATCATCGGGGATGGTCACCGCGACTTTCGTGTCGATGCCCATCGCCCGCAGCTGAGTCAACTGGCCGGCCACCGCGGTCGAGGCGACCGCCTTCTGTGCGGCCACGATCACCCCGCCGGCCTGCTGCACGAACTTGGCCACAGCCGCGGCGTCATTGGGATTCGTCGAGCGCCACAGCGCCACAATCATCCGGGTCGCCGAATCAGTCGCGTACTGCGACGCCTGTGCGGTAGCAGACACTGCTTGTGCGACAACCGCGGTCACATCCTGCCCCGACTTCACCGCCGCCAGCAGAGCCGCGGCCTGGGCGGCGGCCTGCGCTCGCTGATCCACGGGAGCGGTCACGGCACCTGGCTCGCCGTCGGCGCCGGGCCCGTACCGGCCGAATCCTTGCTGGTGACGTTCTCGGTCAGCCGGATCTGATTCGGCGGCTCAGGAACAGTCAACTGGGAGTTGAGGATCTGATCCTGCAGCAGCTCCTGCAGATTCTGCGTCGCCTCATCCGGGGTCATCTCCATGATGTCGATCAACTGACGCTCACGGGAAAGCACCCCGCGGGTCTGCCCGATCGCCGCTGTCTTCTCCGTCAGCGAGAAGGACTCGATGTTGCCCCAGTTGAGCTTGATGTCCTTGCCGCGCTGCGGTTCGCCGGCGAACGCGAAAGCGATCTTCCACGCCTCGATCAACCGCGGCGCCAACCGCGCGCGACGATCCTTCACCTTGAACACCAGGCCCTCACGCATCAAGCTCGCGCCCTCCGCGGACTGATTCGCCGCATCCGGCGTGATCAGATGCAGCGGTGTCGAGGTGACGGCCGCGAACTCCTTCACGTCATCGCGAATGCAGGTGAGGATCGGGGTCAGCTCGGCCTGGTTCGACTCCCAGAACGTGACATCCTTCGGAACCCGCCACAGAGCGCCCGGATCGGCCCGGAAGATGTCGTTCCAGTCGATGTCCTCGATCGGTGAATCCTCGTCGTCCTCATCGCCTTCGAGGTCGCCGATCACCGCGCGCTGACGGAAGCTCTGATACCAGGTGAGGACGATGCGCTGCAGGATCGTGTCGTTGATGCGATCCAACAGGTCCAGATGGGGTTCGAATTCGCCCATCCCGCGGGCGTTCACCAGCTGCACGATCGGCACTTGGCCGATCCCCTCGAGCTCCGGCATATCCACCGGGGCGCCGTCCCATTCGAACCCTTGCGACGTGAACGCGCCACCCAGGAACGGAGTCGACGCCCGCGACGCCTGATAGCGCTTGCCGTCCAGGAACAGCCACACGACCTCACGCTGCAGCACCGGGTCGTACCCGATTTTCAATGCGGCCCGCAACTGGTTCGGGTTCATCGGATCCGGCTGCCCGATACACGTCCTCGGGTCCTCCGCCGTGATCAGCGGAGTCTTATCCACTGCGCCCGGGGCGGCCGGCACGATCATCAAGTACGCCTCGGACATGACGAACAGGTACGCGAGCGCGTCCTTGATCGCCGCGGCGAAATTGCTGTACTCCATGATCCGGCGCGCCACATCATCACCGTCAGCGCTGCTATCGACACCGGTGGAGACGCCGTTGAGCTGCATCCGGTCCATCATCGGCGTGATCGCCATCGGCGCATACGTCGCGCGACCCTTGCGCAGCACCTCACAGAACGTCTGCGTGTAATCCTGCGCCACCTGCGGCAACGGCGGCTGCCCGATGTAGTACGACCACAGCAGATTCATTCGCTGCCGCCGCGTCCGATACGGAATCGGCTGCAAATTGACCGGCCGCATCGGATCCAGCAGATCGAACGTCCGATCCCGCTCCTCGAACCGCTGCCCGAGGAAATCGAGCCACCAGGCAGGAGAGCCCTGGACATCAGCACCGTCCACGCACGCCTCCTATCTGATCCGTTGCACTACACGACGTTTCGACTTCAACGCACCCTCAGCGATCGCATCCATACGCGCCTGCCAGCTCAGAATCGCCGCCATGCAGGCGTCGAACTTCCGGTCCGGGTGCAGCTTCCCGAGGATCCACAACCGCTCACCGCGCTCATCCAGCAGGTTCGTCGGCGCCCGACCGGCATTACCCACATGCGTAGCCAGCCGCTCATCACCGTCATGGGAGAGCCGGCCAGTCGCGATGGCCTCGACGTAGTCGCCGATCGCCTGCACCATCGGCCGCCGCCGGTTGGTCCACCACTCCTCGACCTTGTCCGGATACCTCACCGACCACTCGCCGACCGTGTTGTTCCAGTGCGGCGGATCCGCGTACACCTTCCACACCCGATACCGGCGCATGATGTCGGAAAGCGCCTCCGACACTTCGTGTTCAGGGACTTCCCAGTCGTCCTCAGCGTCCAAGGGCCGTTCCCACAGGCCGCCGATCTGCTGGAAACCGTGGCGGACATCGGTGATCACGAATGCTGTCGAGTCCCGCATCCGCGCCCCGTCGAACCCGACTGTCACCAGGCTCTTGGGTGCGATCTTCTCGCCCTCGAGCGCGAGAGACCGGAACCGGCGTAGGTCGAAGGCTTGCGCCTCCATCTGCGTCCAGCGGTTCGTCCACACCCGCTCGAGGTAGGTCTTGTCCGCCTTCGGCCGATCCCACTGGGAGGCAATGCCTTCCAGGTCCGACCATTCGGCGACATCCGGGCCCGACGCCTCCCGGATCGCTTCGACCCGCTGCTCGAAACTGCTCAGGTCGTAGCCGTCAGAGGCCTGCCGATGGAAGAAGAAGAACGATGGCCGCTCGACCTGCCCGCGGGAAATCGCCTCAGCTTCGAAGTACTCATCCTCGGCGACCGAGTTCTGTCCCGGCTGCCCCGCAGTGGTGCAGGACAACATCCAGGGATCCTCGATCGGCCGCTTCGGCAGGTTCGCGATCATCGTCTCGATCGCGGCCTTGTGGTTCGGCAGATACAGGCGGTGCGGTTCGTCGATGCCCTGAAACGTCGTCCGGGCACCGTCTCGCGCGTTCGGCGCGCCGGCGATCGGGACCGCCTTGCCGTCCGCCTCGCCACCAGGGCCGAGACGGACGATCCGATCCAGGCCGGTGTCGAACAAGTCGGCGTCCGGGCCCTCTTCACAGATGACCATCAGCGCGCCGTACGCGAGCTCTTCGACCTGATCTTTGGTGTTCGCCATCAGCGGGATGTATGGGTCGTTCACTGGGCGGCCCTGCCGGAGCGTGCCGTCGGAGTTGAAGCCGTTGAACCGAACCGGACTCTCGGCGTGCAGCTCGCAGAACGCCACCCACGCCATCAGCTCGGTCTTGGCTGAGCCCTTCCGCACCGACATGCCGCACCGGTTGAACACCCGCTTACCGGCTCGAGGATGACCCTTCGGCCACACCTCATAGGCCCGGTACAGCACGAACCGCTGATCCGAATTCAGCTTCGCCGGCTGCCCTTTCAGGCTGCCGGGGCCATAGACGCAGCGCTCTTCGATGAACGCGCACACCTGGTCGCCGAGAGTCGGGTTCGGCACATCCCCCATCGGGGGGACGGTCAGCTGCATCAGCCCGCGGCGTACGCAGCCCGCGGATCAGCGGCAGGCTTCGGGCGAGTCGCCGTCCGCCGCTGCGTAGTCCGCTCCGCGGCGGATTCACCGCGCTCGATCTCCCACTGCAACGAACGCCTGGCCATCGGGGTAAGGCCGCACTCCCGCAACAGATGCCGGGCCTCCGTCGCGCTCGTCACCCGAGACGCCGGCGAGGTGGACTCATCCCACACCTGCTGCATCAACCGCGCCGCCAGGAACAGTGTGTGCCGATCCGACTCGGTCCACTCCGGCGCCATCGGCGACGACCAGCAATCCGTCCACCACGACAACACCGCGGCGTGCCAGTCGACATGATCAGGCAGGTCCGGGATCTCAGGGTTCTCGACGGCGGACAACATGGCCCGGGTCGAGGTCTTGTTCCGGCGAGCCCGCACGGACGCGGGTTTCGATGCGGCCATGACGGCCTCCCTTCACCGGGCCGGCAGCCTGACGGCCGACCGTTCCGGGTCGTACAGATCGAATTCTGCAGAGGGCTACGATGCGGCTAGCGCGTGGGGCAGGGGGGTTGCCCGGGGGGTCTGCTGGTCAGAGGGTTGGGCGGGCGCGGTCTCGGCCGGTCTTCGCGCGGTGACAGTGCGGCGGCACCCGGTCGTGGACCGCGGCGAGGTTGGCCATCGTGTCCGGCCCTCCCCGAGACTGCGGGATGACGTGGTCGGCGGTGTCGGCTCCTGAGTGGCCGCACTCGTGGCAGATGTAGTTGTCGCGCTCGAGGACGGCTTGGCGGATGCGATCCCATCCCTTGGGCTTGACCCATCCGCTCGGGTTGGCCCATGCCTCGGTGTGGTCGGGGCAGTAGGCGGTGTGGCGGATGAGGTTGGTACAGCCTGGTGATGGGCAGCGGCGTGGAGCCTTGGGCATCAGTCGTGTGCGCCGTCGTGTTTGCCGGGCCACTTGCCGAACACGATGTGGTAGTACTCCGCGGCCAGGCCGTGGGCCTTGGCTGAGGACATGTACTTCAGCAGTAGGGCGAGCAGGGTGCGGTACGGCGTTGGGCTGTCGGCCCACTTGGCTTTGCCTTCGCCGGCGGTCCAGTAGGCGTTGAGCCTGGCGCTGGCGCCTGTGCCTGGCGATGTGTCGACTCCCACCGCCATCACCTCCTCGGGCTGATCAGGATCCGGTGCCGAGCACCTTGTTCGTGAGCAGGCTGGTGATGGTCTGCTCGATCGCGTCGTGGTCGAGCGATGTCGTGGATCCGTCGGCCGTCTGCGCGTAGGTGAGGGGGATGTCGAGTGCGCCGACCTCGACGGCCTCGTGGCCGGGCAGTTGGATGAGGAGCGCGGCCTGGATGCTGGTGGGTGTGTCCGCCATCGGATGTCCTTCCCGGTTACCAGGTGCCCGTGATGCGGGCGTAGAGGGCGACGAGCGTCATCAGGACTTCGAGCATGTACACCTG